CTTGTTCGGATCAAGCTGCGGTGGCTGACCAACTCCGCCGCCCTGCATCTCGTGCTGGACCTTCGCCACGCCTGCCTGTGCAGTCATCATCCTCGCGTCGCTGTCCTGCTTCTTGATCTGCAGTTCGGCCATCTTCGCCTGGATCTCAGGAGGCATCGGCGGGTTCGGGTTCGGGGGCGCGAAGAACTGCTCAGGGTTCGACCAGCCCAGAGCCTGGAGCGCCGCAGTGTCGACAGCGACTGGGTCGTACATCTGCGGGTTAGCCGCAGCCATCTGCTTCAGCGCCATAACCTTCATCATGCGCTGAGTCGCAGACGCCGTATTCGGGTCGGCCTGTGGCGTGAGCTCGCAGTTGTTCAGAGCCTCGATGAAGACCTGCTCGTTCCACTGGTAGTGCGGCCGCTTGTTCTTCCCCCAGAAGCTCTCAGGATGCTCACGGAAGCATCGGACGAGGAGGCTGAACTCTTCGGCCTGCGAGGCGTGCATCCGCTTGTGGACGCTGTTGAGGATCTTGGTTGCCTGGTCGATGAGCGCCAGAGTCGTGCCTACCGGCGCGTCCTGTCGTCCCTCGCCGACTGCCAGCTCTGCGGTACCGCCGACGCGCTGTCCTGTCTCGACCATGTTTGAGACGAGGTTCATCATCGCAGGACCTGGCTCCTTGTAGGGGAGCGGCATCACGGCCTGGTTGATCGGCTGGCCGCCTGTCTTGACAAGAGCGCCGCCGCCTGGCGGGATGCGGAAGATGTTGGTGTTCTGGCGTCCTCCCGTATCCGACATCAGGAAGCCAGGGAAGTTGGCGTACATACCTGCGTCTAGCATTTCTCTCCAGGCCGCCGTAACCGCATTTGTGGTATTACCCAGAATATGAAGTAGACCGATATCGTAGAAACCAAGTCCAGGAACAAACGAATACTTGACAAAGCTCGTTCGAGCCTCTGGCAGTTCGTCTCTCGCATTGAAGTCCTCCTCGTAGTTCCTCACGACGGAGAGGACCTCACGTGTGGAGACGTCGAGCGTCACCCGGTACGGAACCTCAAGGCCAGTGACTTTGCCCTTGTACTTGTGCTCAAAGCCTGGAATATCTAGCTCGCAGTAGATCTCGTATATCTCCCTGTCGCGGTCGTCAGGATTTCGGGAGCTGACTGAGATGCCCTGGATCTCTGCCCTCTCACGCTGCGCCGCGTCGGGGTCCTCGAACTTCGGCGTGGACAGGTCGACGTCGCGGTACACTCCGAGGATCTGGAGGCGCTTGACAGTCGATGACTTCATGTACACTCGGTGCGTGACGCGCTTGGCGTCAGACAGCGTGGTCGCCGCGTTGTTGACGATGAGGTCGTCTGCGTCGACTGACTCGCTTACCGGCCGGCCTCGGAGCGGGCAGAAGTACACCTTCTTGAACGCCGTCCCGCCGAAGCCCAGCATCAGGAGCATCTTGTCCGTGTCGGGGTAGTACTCCCTCGCGATCTCGGTGAGGTAGTAGTTCAGGTCTTGCTCGAGGGCGTCAGCGAGCTGGTCCTGCTGGAGAGGCGAGGCAAGTGCGCTGTTCTTCACCTTGACAGGACCGTCGGTCGGCAAGAGCTCGGACCGGGCGTTGGCCTGGAAGCGGAGGACAGCTTCGAGCAGGAGTGGGTGCCGCACCCTGCTCATGCCCTCGACAGGTGCGCCGTCTGTCGCGCCCTGGAGGCCAGGTATCTCAACCTTGAGGCCGAGGAGCTTCAGGCCCTGAGCTCGATCTTCAATCCACTCGTTCCTGCTGTCGAGGTCGTCCTCGACGCCTCGGAGGAGGTCGTCGGCGATCTGACCGAGCTCTCCCTGGTCGATCTCGTCGACAAGGTTCCTGAACCACTCGGCGGCACGCTCGGCCTCGGTCTCTTCCTCGACTGGGCGTCCGTCCAGGCTGATGAGGACTGAGCCGTCGTCGCTCTCGATGGTTATGGCGTTGCTGGTGTCGACGTCAGTCGGCTCAGCAGGCGCGGGCTCCTCGACCATCTCAGGAGCAAACTGGCGGATGGCCGAAGTAAGTCCGGGCGTCATAGGCATCAGGGCGACCTCACGGTGTCAGCCCAGTCAGTCGCCATGACGTCCTCGACCGTCGGGGACCACAGGGACTCATCGCCTGAGCTGTAGTGGATGTTGATCTTGTCTTCCTCAGGAGGAAGAAGTCGGTAGACGTAGGTGTCAGGATCGCCCCAGGCGAGGCGCGTCATCGGCATGCCCCACTTGATGCGGTCGAGGGCTTGGGAGAAGTTCATGGTCCCACCTCTTTGGTGATGAACTCAGCAACAAACTTGCTGATGCCTTCCCTCGCCGCCTCGTCCTCGCTGCTGGCCTCGACCTCGTACTCCCGAGTGTCCGAGTCGTTGTAGACGTGGACGCAGAAGCGGCCGCCTCCTATGGCGTCCACTGTTGCGCTGGCAAGAACCATTGCATCCTCCGCTAGCCAGGATAGAGCGGCTCCGGAGGAGCGCCTGTGTGCATTCTGGATCGATCCAGGTCAGACGTCCACTCAGAGCCTCTGACAAGTATCCCAGTCTCCCTCATATACTTCATCGCCATCGAGACTGTGTCCACGATGTCGTCGTGCTTGCCCTTCGGGAACTGGGAGACCTGGTTAATCGCCATGTTCGCCCAGGGACGATCAGGAGCATACACCAGCCCACCGTGGAAGAGGTGCTGGACGCTGTTCAGGCGAGCTACCTTATCAGAGCTCTTCGGATCAATCAGCTGTACGCCGAAGTCGTCGTAGCCGTATATGCGCCGCAGCTCCTGGGCGACGCTGTGGCCAGCGGCCTTGTTCTCGATGATCAGCTTGTCAACACCGTAGTCGCCAATCGTCTCTCTGACTTTCTCGACTAGCTCGTGGAACTCTAAACGCTCCGACCACGCGAACATCATCATGACTCTTGGATGCTCTTGCGTGTATGTTCGCTCCAAGATAGCCATCGCCTCGTCCTGGCGATTGACAGATCTCGTAATCTGTGCAGTCTGGTCACCGCCAGTCCAGATACCCCACACCGTCATTGCGGATGGGTCGTTCTCCTGCTTCGTAGTGTAGGCTGTGTCGAGCGACGCCAGTACGAAGTCGAAGGGCGGATAACTACTGCGCTCCCACGGTTGCCACCACTCGCGCTTGATGATGCCGCCTCCGCGTGGCTCTGGGTTTTGCTGCAACTGACCAGCCGCAGCGTACGGTCCCATGACGCGCTCATCGCGGTCAACAACGTCTTCAGGAAACCGCTTCGGGAATAGCAACTCGCCAGGTTCGCTGCGGGGGTCTTCGAGACCCAGCAACGTCGGCACAGCGCGGGCTGGCTCATAGCGCATTGGAAGCATGATATGGTCATACCCCAACTCCTTATCAATAATGATGCCGCTCGTATCTTCCTCATGCAGTCGTTGCATGATGACGATGATCGCTGACTTGTCAGGATTGTTCAGTCGTGTCGGGACTGCTTCGAGGAACCATTCCTTTCGGCTCTCTCTAACTGCATCAGATGAAGCGTCTTCCACACTGAGAGGATCATCGATGATAACACGATCGCCACGAGCACCAGTAATTCCACCGGCTGCAACGGCCTCACGAAAGCCAGTAAGCGTCGTCTCAAATTTTGTCTTCGCATTCTGGTCTCCCGTCAATATGACGCGATCTCCCCAGAAGCTCTGGTACCACTCGCTGGCGACGAGTCTTCGCATCTTGGTCGAGTCTCTCGTTGCAAGGTTCATCGAGTGCGATGCGCAGACGTACCGAAGGTGCGGCATGTTGCGTGGTCCCCACTCCCACGCAGGCCAGAAGACGTTCGTCATCAGCGACTTCATCATGCCAGGAGGAATGTTGATCAGCAGTCGGTTGTAGTACGTGCCGTCATCGAACTGCACGCCGTTCGTGATTGCTTCGAGGTGCTCTGCAATCAAGTCGACGTGCCAGCCATGTACGTAAGGCTGTCCTGGTTCGACGACGTGCCACGCCGCCTTGATGAACTCGACCAGGCTCTCTTCGCACTGCCTCTTCGTCCGTCGCCGGTCAAGTTCTTTCTTCGCAGCGGCTCTCAGAAGCAGGAGCTCGCGGTTACTCATTACCAGACCTGTCTTCGAGGAGAGGCGCGCCATTCACGAACGCCTCGAGCTCTTGGTCAGACATCTTCTCAAACTCTCCCACGCGCCCCACCTCATACTCGTGCCGATCCCGCCACTCGTTCTTCCGCCGGTTCTTCAACCAGAAGATCGCCGCCGTGTCCGACGGAGGCACGTAGATCTTCTTCTTCACGGTCTTGACTTCGCCGTCCTTCCCGACGACTTCTTCCTCGATGGTCTTCTCGAACCCCAGGGCCTTAGCGTACATGCTTCGGACCACTCTCTCGTCGGAAGCATCTCTTCCTAATTTTATAGCTTGAGCGAACTCTGGCTTAGTATTTTGCCAGAAATGGATTGTTTCCTCGACTACGCCGAAGAATTTAGCTAGTTCGTATACAGTAGCGCCCATCTCTGCTAAGAAGCGGGCCTGCTTGATAACTTCCTCCGTGCAACCAGAGGTCATCCCACCACCCTTGTTCCCCACGGCGTACTGGTTACCAGGCGGCGCGCCGATCCTTCCCTTTGCGCTAGACATCGTCAGGGTGCTCCTTCTTCCCTCGAAGGTATGTATACCACAACCACTTCCAGCCGTGAACCGCCGACCAGTGGGGGCCAGTCGAGTCACCATCCACCTGAAAGTCACCTTTACCCCACATACAACGCACACATCAATTTTACAAGTAAGTAAACACGTTTTAAGAAGAAGTAGAAGTGTAGTGTGTAAGGCATATAGGAGCTCCAAGCTGGAAGATGTCGCTCCTCGCCCCACACGGGAAGCAACAAATTTGCACAAATATATGCTTCCATTACGATTATGACATTTCAAAGCATAGCTTAACTCTAGTCCTCTTAGACACCTTATCCCGCCAGTTTACTCCCGACGCTTTACAAGGTATATGTTTCTTGCTATCAACAAGGAGAATTCCATGAACAACTCAAAAGATTTCGTTAGCATCAGCATAGATGGCGAGGTCGTCCGCTACAACCCCCAGACTGGGGAGATAATCTTCCTGACTCACTACCGAAACGGCTCCGTATTTTCCCCAGCTCAGGTGTACAGGACTGGGAGAGGCGTCGTGAAGGTCCGCGTTGACGGCGCAACGCACAGGATGATGGATGTGATTCACCAGCACTACCACGGTGGGGAGGACATCCGTGGTTTCCAAGGTTACCCCAAGAACGGGGACTTCTCGGACCTTCGGGCCGGCAACATCATCATGGTCCGGACCCGAGAGTCCCTATTCGGAGGAGAGTAACCTTCGGATCTGGTCCCAGTCCCGACCCCTGTAAAGCAATCCGACGGAGCTGGCGAGGCCGTGCCTCTTCAGCTCCTTCACGCCCGACCCATCATACAGGGATACGTCGCCGCCCTTCTCTACTGCGACGAAGACGCGCCCTCCCAGTCGGTGCCGCCTGTCGATCCACGACACCTGGGCAGGCCTGAGGCCGACGGCGGCGCCTGAGGACACGAACTTGAACTCGATCCACCCAGTGACGCCCTTCGGGGAGCAGAACTCAGCGTCTGGGACGCCCGAGACGATCGTGCCGGTCTCGATCGGAGTGAACTGCCATCCCTTCTTGCCCAGCGCGTCCCTGAACTTCGACCTCAACCCGCCATCGGGTTTCCTCCGTCGATGAACTGGAGCACTCTCGTCGCCTATGAGCAAGCCCATCCTCCTCGGGTTGATAAACCCGCATCCTACCGAACCTCTGTACGTCCGTCCTGCGGGATGCTCCGGGCACAGGATTGCCTCGATGCTGCGGGAGTTTACGCCTCTGAGCGAAGAAGACTACCTGGAGAAGTTTGACAGGCGGAACCTGCTGGAGAAGATTGGCCAGGACCCGGTCGAAGCTGCGGATGGGTTCCGGGGAACATTGTCAGAGGGAGACCAGGTAGTCGTGTTCGGCGAGGTAGTCCGCCGAGCCCTGGGACTGCCGAAGGTACTGATCCATCCCGTCACCGCAGGAGGAGTGTGTTACAGGCAGATCCCTCACCCGTCGGGCCTCACGAGGCTCTACAACCACCCGACGATGCGCTGGCTGGTGGCGCAGACACTGTATGACTTAGTGAAGGAGGACCAATGAAGATACTGGAAGAGAGGCAGAAGACGCATGGCGACTTCAGTGACGTCGCCCTGATCGACCA